AACTAGCACAATATATTGTTGCTACCATGTATCCAGACTACGAATCTCTGCAAATTGATGATGATCCCGTTGGAACTGCCCCCTGATTTCTATCATGAACCACCAGAAGGATACCGATACGAAGTGGAACAGCACCGACGAAACATGGTTTCTATTTGGTTGCGTTTCCCTAATCGTTTCTCTTACTGTGATCATGCTCCTAGGACAATCTGGGGATTCTACGACACAAAAAAGAAAGTATATTGTGCCCCTATTAACTCCACCAAGCACGGAAATCAGGTAGACATTAAGGATACTCGCAACTATACTGCTATGCAGTTAAATCTCAATCCTTTGATGGCAGCTTTCTCATGAAGTATGAACCCAGACTAGATGATTATGTCTCTTGGCGTAATGTTGAGGGATGGGTGTATTATGTTGATGACACACATCTCACGATTGAGATTAGTGTCAGACCAAAAGAGGATGATTTAGTGCCACGTCACAAAAAACATCACTGCTTAGTTGTGGTTCAAAGCTTTGAATATGATGAACTTGTATATGTGAACAGTAGGAGATACTCAAATGCGTCAAATCTGGACGACATGGAAATATACGTTAGGGAGTTTCAGTGACACAAGAACAAAGAATTATGATGATTGGGTTGCTCTCATTCGCACCTGTATATTTGTTAGTTACATGGTCACTAACTTTTTTATTGTATCTGGAGTGATTAGGCACTGGAATGATGTACCGAGTGAATTATCTCAAACCAAAGAAGAAAGGCTATGCCAAACACACAGCAACCTTCCTTAAAATTGAAGATGCTATATTTTGGGAGCAACATGTAAAGGAAACTTTGAAAGCAGTGGACACTCAGATTACTGTCCACTAATCTCCCACAGACCACCAATCCCGTGTATATTAACAAGGTCAAACAAATGAGTGACATGAGTTACACTTTGGAACAGTTCGAGCAAGACAAGCAAACACTTTTGAACTTGATTGCTGACTGTGAAGAACTTGAAAAGAGGGAAAACTCTGACGAGTATTTCATCACCTGCGACGAATTTGCCCAAGATAAGTACACTGTCTGATATGAACTTTCCTACTTCTACTGTCAACGTTTTGCCTCATCTTAACGAACTTCGTGATACTTGGCGGCAACAAAATTTCACCTTCACTAAGGATCAGCAGGATCAATATGATATGTTGATTCAAGCTCGTCGTGAACGTGTTCGGTGGTTCTATGAAACCAATCGCGTGCAAGTTGGTCCCAAGGTGATTAAAAAGACTGAAGAGGTACAAGAAGACCAAGACAGTTAAACAAGTGGCACAGAGACGCTTCTAGTGGGGTCTCTGTGCTTTATATTAGCCACATCAACAGAACACGGATGACAATCACCCTTCGCCCGCATCAGGAACGCATCATCAATCGCCTTAGTTATTACAACAAAGGTCAGGTGATTGTGCCCACTGGTGGTGGCAAGACGTTGACGATGATCATGGATGCTCAAGCTTCTATGGATCGTTGTAACTCTGGTGTGACAACTGTTGTTGTTGCTCCTCGTATTCTGCTGGCAGAACAATTGTGCAGCGAATTTATGGAGGTGATTGATCCTAACAACAGCGATCCTTATCTGCATGTGATGCACGTTCATAGTGGTGAAACGCATTACGTCAGCACAACTAAAGCAGACAAAATTCATTTGTATGCAAACTGTGCTCGCACTATGGGTGAGAATGTTATCATCTTCACCACCTACAATTCTCTGCATCGTATCATGGAGGCAGATATTGAGGTGAACAATATCTATTTTGACGAAGCACATAATTCTGTAAAGAAGAACTTTTTCCCTGCTACTGAGTTCTTTGCAGAGAACGCAGATCGTTGCTATTTCTATACAGCAACTCCGAAACATTCTCTGACTCCTAAGAAACCAGGCATGAATTGGTCTGTTTATGGTCAAGTTCTTGCCAACATTCCCGCACCTGAGTTGGTTGAAGGTGGATATATTCTTCCTCCCAAAGTTGTAGTGAAGCAACTGCCTTTGATTAAAGGTCGTAAGGTCATGTATGCAGAGGATGCTGACAACCTGTTGGAAACTATTGATGACAACAACATCAGCAAGACTTTGATTTGTGCTCGCACAACCAAGCAGATTGTGGGTCTTATCTCTCAGTCTGACTTCTGTGCTGAGTTGTATCAGCGTGGCTATTCTTGGATGACGATCACATCGAAGACTGGTGCAATCATCGACGGCAAGAAAGTTGATCGTGAAGAGTTCTTCAACACGTTGAACACTTGGGGCAAAGATGCTACCAAGAAGTTTGTAGTTATCCACCACTCTATTCTGTCCGAAGGTATCAACGTCAGTGGACTTGAAGCAGTTATCTTCATGCGTAACATGGACTATATTGGCATCAGTCAATCTATTGGCCGTGTGATTCGTTTGGGTGGCACTGAGAAAACTTTCGGTCTTGTTTGTATCCCTACATATGATCCAGTTGGTATCAGCACTGCCCGCAAAGTTCAGGCAGTTGTTGATGTCGTGTTCAATCAAGGTCAACCCGCTATCAGTGAGATCCGTCGATGAATTATACAAGAGCAGATATTATCAACGCACTATGTGCAGAGTGGGATTATCTCTGCCATGACGATTTTGATCCTGAAAATGATCAAACCACTGAAGAATATCGTGAGGAACTTCAAAACTATTCCTTAGAAGAGTTAGTAGAAGAAACTTGCACGGGTGAAGGTTACACTTTAGATGAATTTATGGAAAACTGGAAATAGTGTGCCAGTTGGTTAAACTGTCCACCATTCTCCCCATGGGAGTCAATCTCGTGTATATTAACAGTGTCAAAGGATTTCGCCATGATTGCTGTTGAAACCCGCAAATGTTCTAAGTGTGGTGCTGTGCATCCGCTGACTGAAGAATTTTTTGGACGCAATCAATCCACTAATACTGGTGGAGACAAGTATTTCCGTCCTGAGTGTAAGAAATGCACAAGAGAAGCAGGCAAAGGTAAGAACGAAGCTTATAAACTTGCAGGTAAACCACCAGTGCCAAATGTTGGTGCTTGTTGTGATCGTTGTGGACGCGATCCTGGTGCTAAAAAGAATGATCCAACAAAGGCAAAGCTAGTCTTCGATCACTGTCACGAAACTCTACAACATCGTGGGTGGTTGTGTGATAATTGCAACCGTGCGATGGGGATGCTTGGTGATGATATTGCAGGCATGATTCTGTCTGCAAAATATATCGCAAAGACCACAGGTATTAGTAAAGATCAAGTATTGCAACAACTTGACGACATGTGGGACAGTTGAACAACCTACACACACCCGCTTGATTTCTGCCCCATCTAGCCCTATATTGGCCACATGAAAAACACTCATCTCCAACACCCCGAAGATTCTATCCTTTCGGGTGATCTTTCTGTCCTTGATTGGTTCCTCGCTGAGAGTGAACTTTCCGTGAAGATTGACGGTGCTCCTGCTATTGTTTGGGGCACAAATCCTCAGACAAAGAACTTTTTTGTCGGCACTAAATCTGTATTCAACAAAAAAATCATCAAGATAAATGAAACGCATGATGATATTGATCGGAACCATTCTGGGGCTGTTGCTGATATATTACACCACTGTTTTGATTGCCTTCCTAGTTTCGACGGGATTGTTCAAGGTGATTTTATTGGGTACGGTGATGATGATACTTTTTGCCCCAATACGATCACTTATATCTTTCCTGAAATAATCGAACAAAATATCATTATTGCTCCTCATACTTTCTATGCAACTGATGGTGAATTGAAAGATGCTTATGTTATCGAAGATTCTTTCGACTTCGATGATAATGAGTATGTAAAGTTCGTGAAACCTAGTGCATGGCAGATTGATGAAGATTTTGAGGAGATTGTTGGTTTCGCTCGTCAAATGGCCCAGTTGGTAACATTTGCAGAGCCATTTGAGGCAGAGAAACTTAAGATTGATTTGAATCGTTGTATCCGTGAAGGTCGTGAAGTTGATCCTGATTCGTTCAACAACTCGCGTTTGATTAGTTACTGGTTCCTCATCAAATCTATCAAGGAAGATATGCTTTTCCTTTGCCGTAATAACGGTCCTAA